GGTCGCTGCCGCCGCTCACGGCCTTGAGCGCCGCGGCCAGCCCGGTCTGGACTTGCTTCATGGCCTCGCCGATCGCGTTCTGGAAGAGGCTCCTCCCGATATCCGCCAGGCCTTCCATCGGCTTCTTGCCCGAAAGGATGGCATCGCCGAGGGCGGACGAGAACGCCGAGCCGAAGCTGTTGGCGATCGCGTTTAGGGCGCTCTCCTTCCGGACCTGCTCGAGGGCCTCCTTCGTCTTGTCGGCGAGGACCTGGACGTAGGAGTCCGGGATCAGGGTGGACAGGATCTTTTCGCGGAGCTCCGTATCCGCTCCCGTTCGGTCGGCCGCGGCCCGGACCGCCTGGTTGAACTTGAGGGCGGCGTCCAGCTGCGCGCGCTGGGCGCTGGCGATCGCCGCGTTCGACCCCTCCGAGCTCTCCAGACCGAACCTCCGGAGAAGGCCCTGGTTTTCGGAAGTGGCGGTCACGTTGGCCTGGGCCGCGAGGAAGTCGTCCTTAGTGGGGACGCTGATACGCTTCAACTTTAGGATGGTTTCCGTGAGATTCTTCAACCCCTCGTCCGGCTTCTGGACGTCGACGCCGAGACCGACCAGTTGTTTCCGCAGCTGCTCGATCCCATCCTCGGTCCCGATCTTCTCCTTCGACAGGGCTTTGATCTGGTCTCTGGTAGCTTGCAGAGAGAGAGCCATACCGGTGGGGTTCCCGCCCGCTGCGGCGGCCGCCCGGATGCCCGCCTCCTGCTGCTGGAGTTGCTCATTCAACTCGGCGATCTTCTTCGTGATCTTGGGGATGTCGTTCTCGGCGTTCAGGACGGCGTCGTCATACTTCCGCAGCGCGATGGTCGCGCTCTCGAGGGTCGCGGTGGTCTCCTCGATCTGCTTGTCCACGGCCGCCCCCGGGCCTCCGATAAGGATGGTCGCGTCCGACTTGCCGCCGGCCTTCGTCACGCGATCCCGCGCGGCCTTGACCGCCTTGTTGACGCGGTCCATCTGTTCGCTGCTCTCGGCAAGGGCTTTCGAGAGCCCGCCGAAGATCGAGACGCCGGCGGCGATGGCGCCGAGGCCGGCCCCCATCGCGTTGGGCATGGCCCCGAAGATGAAGAGGAACCGGGTCAGGGCGTCGGTTGCGATCGACGTGGCCTGGGTGAACGACGACAGGCTGCCCTTGCCCTTCGTCCCGAGCTCGGCCAAGGACTGCTGCATCACGACCATCGTCAGGGTCAACTTGGCGAACCGCTCCGCGGCCTTCAGGGTGGACCGCTCGACGGCTCCGAACGAGTCCGAGATCTTCCCGCCGCTCGCCTGGACCGACTTCGCCGTCGCGTCGACGCGCTGGCCGAAGCCCGTCATCTCGCCCTTCGCGGCGGCGACGTTCTTCTTCAGGTCGGAGTATTGCGCCTTGAGCTCGACCAGGACGGCGCCCGCCGAAACCTCACCGGCCATTAGCCACCTTGATTTGTGAGTTGCGGTTCACTTCTTCTTCCTCCGCTTCCCGCCACGGAGATCTCTCCGAAGGCCTTCGACGTCGCCGACCTTTGCCGCCGACTTCTTGCCGATCAGGGAGTCGATGATCTTCTGCTGGGACGCGGCGTAGGTGTCTCCGGTCTTGGAGAAGGCGCCGCCGATCGCATTCAGCACGGCCTCGTGCGAGGCCTGCTTGCGCTTCGTCTCGATGATCGTCGCCTGTATGAGCATCGCTTCCATTTCGGCCCTACTCCAGGGTCCCTCCGGATCGGTCAGTTCCGAGATCGTCGCGAGGTTCGCCGCGCAGAGCCTCCCCCACGCTTCCTCGACCGGGATTACTTCAGGGGGGGCTTCGGGGGTTCCGTGATCTTCTGGGCCTCGCCGATTGCCCGCCCCATCACCATGTTGGTCGCGAGGCCCTGCATTTTTCCCAGGCCATCGCCCTCCTGGTTGATCTCGAAGGCGGCGTCGAGGATTGCGAATGCGTCCGCCGCGTCGATCTCCTCGTCGACCAGCGGCCGGTACTCGGGGGCGACGGAGAGCCGAGCCACCTCGAGCATCTTCTTCGGGGAAGTCTGATAGAAGACACTCATCGAGTTCCCGACGTCGAGCGAGACGTCGGGAGGAAGTCCCGCGATGACGTCGTTCATGAATCTCGAGATCTCGCCGGATCTGATGAAGCTCCACCGCCGGACCTCCACGGTCTTCCCGCAGATGGGGAGCGTCACCAGCCGGACCCGCTCGATTGCCTTTGCCGCCTCATTCGCCATGGTCGCCTCCTCCTATCGGTTCGCCTTCGCCGTTATGCCGTCTCCTTCGCGTACTCGCCGAACGTGCCGTCCGCGTCGACCGTGATCTCGAGGGTGAGGGACACCTTGCGGGTGTCGGAGCCGTCGCCCAGGTCGATGGGGCCGTTGTTCTTCAGGAAGCAGCCCTCGAAGGGTCCCTCGATCTCGTCGTCGAACTGGACCTGGGTGCCGCACTCGATCGTGTCGCCGGGGAACATCTCGAACTTCGAGACGGTGACCGCCTGCTCGAAGTAGATGTGGAAGCTCAGGAGGTCGACGTCGTCCAGGTCGCCGCCGAGGACGGGCGCGACCGATCCGTTGACGAGGTCGGTCAGGTAGTCGCCGCCCGAACCCTTGAAGATGTCGACGGCGTCCGCGTGGACCGCCGCGACCGTGCCCAGCTGGGCGCGCGCGAAGGTGACGTCGTCGCCGTCGATCGCCGAGACCTTGAAGATCTCGTCCTCGATCTTGAGGTACTGCCCGACCGCGAAGGTGATCGACGGGTAGTCGGTGACGGCGTCTTCGACCGTGAGCGGGCTCGTCACGTTATTGAACGAGTCGTCCGCCGTGTCCTCGGTCGAGTCGGTGTCGAGCGTGTCCAGAACGTAGGTCACGTCGTCGGACATGTCGGACGACCGGACGATCACGTTCTTGATGTTGGCTTTGCCCAGGCTGACCAGACCGCCGGCGCCGGGGTTCTTCACGGTGCGATCGAAGAGCTTGTCCTTCGTGCCGCTCGTCGCCGTTCCGAAGCCGTAGCCGTGGATCAGCATCAGGTTCCGGAGGTTGAGCTCGTCGATGACGAGCTCCAGGGTAAGGAGGCGCTCCGTGATGATCTCCCGGTCCTTCGCGCGCTGGCCCAGGTAGTTCGAGAAGTGCTCCAGGGTCTTGTTCTCGACCCTGTGCGAGAAGGAGACGATATTCCCCAGCGAGGTCTTCTTCGCCGGGTCGGACGAATTCTGCGGCCAGACCCAGACCTGCATCTTGGTCGTGGCGCGATAGTTCTCGGGGTTGTGCGCGCGGAAATTGTTGCCCATCGTATCCTCCTCAGTTCCTAGAGAGTGGGTGCGGCCAAGAAATTGAGCTTGCCCGACGCGAACAGGGAGCCGTCGGCCAAGCGGACATAACCGCCGGGAAGTTTCGGGGCGCGGACGGAGATCACGCGGAAGGCCCCGATCGAAGAATTCGGGAGCGCCTCGCTCATCCACTCGAGGAGCTCGCCGAGGAGCGCGCCTACGGTCTTGTTTTCCTTCGGTAGCCGCATGACGATCTCGCCCTGGAGGATATGCTGGCCGCCGTAGCTTGCCGTCTGCTTCGGGCCCGAGGCCGCGTCGCCGTAGATCCCCATCACGGGCTCGCGCTGAGGATTGAAGCTTTCCCCCGCTAGGAGGTCGCGGACGATGGCGTCCGATTCCGGCATCCATCCGGCGAACAGGTGGCGCTTCGTCTTGAGCGCGACGTTCTTCAGGTAGGGGTCGGAGAGGAAGCGGAAGTCCCGCGCGATACGATCGCATAGGCCTTCCTCGAACCCGACCAAGCGGATGGCGTCGGTCATACCGACCTCTCCAGCATCTGGCCGACGCGCTCGGCAATTTTCGGAACGACGTTCGGCGCTTCCTCCTGGACCGTTCCGCTCACGAAGCGGTTGCCTTCCTGGTGGACGTGCGGGGTAAGAAGCCAGTGGAACTCCCCGGTGTCCTTGTCGGCGAGGTAGAGGTTTTGCAGGATCGGGACGAGCTCGAGATTCGGCTCCTCCCTCGGGCTGGCGAAACGCGGACCCGTCGCGGTCATGATGGCGTCGAGGGGGATGGCGAGCATCGTCCCGCGCACCGGGAAGATGTCCCCGCCCTGGTCCCGAATCCTAGCATAGGGCGAATTGAAGCCCCAGCGGACGAGGATCTCCTCGCTGGCGATCGTGGGCTCCTCGACAAGGCCGCTTGCCTGAAGCTCGCCGCTCCGGACATTGATCTTGCTCTGAGCGATCGACAGCATATCGTTGGCTACTTCGCCCATCGCCTGTGCGGTCGCCGCGATGGCCGCGTCCGCGATCTTGTCGAGGTTCCCGTTGACGCGCTCGATATCCGCCTTGATGTTGCCGGCGCTCATGGTGATGAAGGCCTTAGCCACGGCGGTCCTCCTTGACCGCGTAGGCGGACTTGACGAGGTCGACGCGGCTTTCGGACGCCGCCGAATCCCACTGGTCACGGACGGTTTCGATCCCGACGACCTCGTAGACCCGGCTCCCGCTTCGGACGATCAGGTCCCCGTCTTGAACCGTCGCCTTCGCCGTCGGACTGTAGATCATGGTCGCGTCGGTCTTGATCTCGCGCTGGCGCGCGTCGATGGTGACGCGGCCGCGCTCCTCGATGAGGCAAAGGATCCGGACGCTCGACTCGTCGTCGAGATTGATCGGCTGCTCATACTCCGGACGGCCGCCGACCCCCAGCGTTCCCTTCTTCGGGCGCCGGATCGTGACCGCCTCGTCGTAGTGGAAACCGAACATTTGTTTACTCGAAAATTGGCGGCTGACACTGACCCGGACCGGCCACAATGATCGTGTCGTAGGAGTCGATGACCCGATCGAGCTCCAGCCTGGCGCCGCCGGGCAGCATCGACTTTTCCGTGTCGAAGCTGCTCGACTGCCCGAGCCTGGACATTGAGGTCACGCCCTCGGCCTGCATCCGCTTGAGGGCCTGGAAGCGCGGGCCGCCCTGAAGGTAGGCGTCGATGAACTCGCAGACGGCATTCTTGACGCCCTTGGGGATCTCTCCCGCGGGGTCCTTCGTGGTCGGCCAAGCCAGCGCCTGCTCTGCCTTCGCCTTCGGCGGGAGAGGCCGGTAGCGGTCGACGAGGCGGGCCGCCGCGCGAAGGAG